GCTTCTACCTGATTAGTGTCAATCGCTGCACTTATTACAACACTTCCTGTAATTATTTCACCATAAACTATTGGAACAGGAGTACCAGCCCGTGATGTATTTTGCACTCCACTAAAACTAAAAGATAATTGTGGATCTTCCTCTGAGTTAAATTTTTGTGGTTCTGGTACAGGAAACAACATTTCACTGACTCCCATCAAAGTTAGACCTATTCCGATGTTTCCTATTGCAGCCATCAAAGCGTTTGGTGCTGCTCCCGTAGCTATAAAACCAACACCTTTACTACCAAAAGCGAATCCTGCTCCTGGTGCTGCTATAGCAATACCTATTAAAACTGCTCCTAGTAATATTTTTCCCATACCTCTTCCAGCACCGCTAATCATAGGAATAAAGTGTATATCCTCTCTACCTACTGGATAATCTATTTCATTTTTATCAATGTCATAATTACCAACTTTTACCTGATAATATTTAGGACTCATGTAAGACTCTATACCTGGAAAGTTATGTATTAGGAAACTTACAGCTTTACCCACTGTATCTACCTTTACCTCGAACTCCTTGTGTCCGACAAATTTAGCTAACTCTCCATATAGTTTTACTTTACGAAGCATAGCGATACCTCTTTCCTGTACATTTTAGCAACCATTCAGAGTAAGGCTCTCTACAAGATAGTCTATCGGTTAAATGATGAATAACATCTCCTTCAAAAAATAATGCTACATGATTTAAAGTTGGGTGCAAGATGCTCATAAGCAGTACATCTCCATCTTGTAATTTTTCCTCTGGTCTAAGTTCTCTAAAATTAGTTCGCCAAGCACAGTCCTCAAACAATGGTTTATTATTAAATTCTTCTAATGTTGTTGGTCTTTCCCAATCTCTAAGTTCGATATTTTTCTCTTCTTTATACCAATCTCTTACTAAACTCCAACAGTCCGTTATACCCCATACCCATTGACGACCCAATAATGGTGGCTTGTACCCACATGGTTCTAAATATGCCCATTTTTCTGTTTTCGGATTAACAATATACCAAGGTAAATTACTATCCTCGCAGCTAATTTTATCTGCCTGACTAGGATCAGGTGGGGTAATAGGGTGACTATGAACTACTCCAACTATTTCTCCTGTGTTGTCTGCCTTTACATAATCTTCTGGGTCGATTATAAAACATTGATGATCTGTCATTGAAAGATTACGACAAGGAAAATATCTTTCCTTACCTTTTATATTCAATAACAGACCACAAGACTCTTTCGGATCTTCTCGTTGAGCGTGAAGTAGTGCTTTATATTTCCAGGTCATGCTACAAACGTACCAATAGAAGGGAATATGGATCGGGTGCATTGTCTTTTTGGAATCCTAACTCCTGCTAAATCTGTAGGAGCAGCAAGTTCAAATTCAACAATTTCTCTAGTTTCTGTTGATTTACGATCTATTGCGTACACCTCTTGAGGAAACTCGGCTGTTGGATCAGCAGTTGCATTTGTTCCGTCAGCAAAATTAACAGCATCAATAAATTTAGCTAATGTTCTTATTCTTGTTACTGTAGCTCCTGTCAAATCATTACCAGTTGTTGTTTCGTTTACAGATAGCAATATTGATGAAATTAATCCTGTTGCGTTACTGATACTTATTTTTGGTCTAGGTAACTGTCCTTTTTGAAACGCAAAACCTGATGCTTGTATCGGAAACCTAAGATATTCATTGGTAGCCCAGACTATTTTACCGTTTGCATTGAGATTGCTGCCAGCATGAAATCTATATATTGTATTGGCACCATGTAATGCAGTGGATAGCTGCAACGTAAACAATTCAATAACTGCTGACGGATTTATGTCTTGCAGACTGCTGAATACTGATGCGTTTACTGACATTATGATACTGGTTCAAATACTTGTCTGAAAGTTGCCTGAATCGTAGCCCTATTTTTATACGGTATTGATTTAGTCCAGTTTTCGCAAACAAATTTAAAATTAGAAGCAGTTTCTCCAGGTAAATGTTCCGCAGGAAAGTCAAAGCTATCACTATCGTTTGCTCTTGCATCTAAAAATGTTTCTATGGTATCTGCATCTGCCTCAGAAACTTCATAAGTAAAGTTAAAAACTTTTGGATTTTGATGCTGTGCTAAACCAAATAAAATCCTATGTTCATAGCCATCAGCAAAGCGAACAGTGCGAGTTAATGGTGCAGACCTTTTCTGTTGCCCGTAAGTAGGTTTTATTGAGGGAAACGTAGCCATTATGCAAGTAATCCTCCTGGTCTTTTCTGTTGTAATATTTCAGATTGTACTGCAACTGAGATAAGACGGCCAAGCTCTCTACTTTGCTGTTCATCTCCCTCAATGGAAGAACCAGAAGCATCTACATTAACTACAACATTTGTTGTACCACCGAGTCCATGGTTAGGGGTAACATATCCACCTGTAGCTGGTGTAAATAGTTCTGGTCCTTTTTCTCCTACAAGTGAAGGTCTACCACCTGGAATACGACCACCATTTGCTGCTGTATAAATTCGTGTGGGAAGAACAGGTGTTGCAACATCTTTAGGTCCTGGACTACCTCCACCAAATAGACCACCTAGTAATCCGAAGAAACCACCACCTCCTAAACTTCCCTGCATATTTCCAAAGAAAGCCATGTTAAATGCTGCGTCTATTAGTTTGTTCAATACGCTACTTAGTACATCGTTAAGTGTGGAAGTGCCACGAATCATACCCTTTATCCCATCGGATATGTCAGTTGCTATTGTCTGAGACATTCTTTCAAATGCTGCTGCTGTTTCTTCAGCCAACTGTCTTTCTTTTTGTAAATTTTGTAGATGCTTAAGTTTGTTACGGATTTCAGCTTCGTCTTTTATTTCACCATCTTGTTTCATTTGCATTATTTGTTTTTCTATTTCAAGTTCATCTGTAGATAGCCCCATAGATTTTTCTAATAGTACTATTTCATCAGTTATATTTTTTACTCTTTGTTTCTGTATATCTGCCAGTAGTTTTTCAACAGCAGCCTCTTCCTGATTTTTATTAACTGTCTTTTGTCTTTCAAAAATAGCATCTCTAGCTTGATTGGCACTGGTTATTCCTGGAAACTCTGCTAATAACGCTTTTTCTTCCTCGCTTCTAAAGAAAGGAGCCTTCATCAGAAGATCCCGTGCCTTAAGTAATTTTTGAGTTTCTAGATCATCTGATACTTCAGCTTGTCTCATTAAGTTAGCGTTACTTACTGTTCTAAGTAACCCTGCACCTAGGCCACTTGTCTTTAAGAAAGATGCAAAGCCCGCTTTCATCTGAGTCATTGCTATCGTAAATTGATTTGCAAGTTCTGTAGTTCCTTTACCAAACTGTTGTAAAGCGGTTACTCCCTCTTGGCCTACTATATTAATCATTCTTTCTCTGGCTGCTGCAAACGCTTCTTCTTCGCCACCTAATTTTTCTAAAGTTTTTAAATTCTTTTCAAACTCTGTTCCAGTAATTCCTAGTGCTGCGGATACTGCTTCTATGTCTTTAGTAGCATCATTTAGTGCTTGTCCTAGTTTTGATGTTTCTGTTGCAAATTGTTGGACTGCTGTGGCTGCTGCGGTAGCAACAAGACCTCCAGCAAATCCACCCATTTGACCACCGAACTGTTCGCCAAGTCCACCTCCTAAGAATCCTGCTGCGCCTACTAGAGGACCCTGCCCAAACAGTAGTGGAAAAGCACCACTGATAAGCGCACTCTGAAAACCGAAACCACCTTTAGGTGCTGGACCAGGTAATAGTTGCCCATCAGGACTGAAGTTCAAAGGGCTGCTGGCTCCCATAGGAAACTTGAATGAAGCCCCTCGTCTACGCTCTTTATTTTGTTCCCGTAATAGTTTTAATCTATTTTGCTCTTTAGTTATTCCAGCAGTAAGTTCATTATTTAGACGTTGAATTGATCCGAAGTCTCTTCTATTTTGAGCGTCTACAAGTTCGCCCATCTTAACTCTTAGTTTTGTAGTATTTACTCTCTTAACTTCCAGCATATTCAACTGATGATTAAACCTTAATCGCTTCATCTGCTGATTAATTCTTGTATTTATATCCATAGCTTCTGGACCTCTACCGAAAGCCTTTAGCTGGCTGGCAGTTGCTATCTGCGGTCCAAACGGAACACTTGTCTGTTGTCTACCCTGAGTTCCTAAATCTAATATTTTTATGCCTCGTTTATCGGGCTTCAGCATCTCTGTGCTTGGAAGCCCTAGCATATTAAATGGTCCGACACGGTTCCCTTCTACACGAGCAGCAGTAATTCCAGCCGTTCTATTTAAAGCTGCTTCTGTTCTTTTTAGTCCTACAAGTTGTGCGAGAGTTCTAACTCTATCTCTATCTACACCAGCATTTTTTATGTTTGCTTGTAGTTGTTTTTCTATTGCTTTTAGTTCATCGGCTACAAATTTTTGAGAATCTTTAGCTGTTTGAAATCTCTGTTTATCTGTATGTCTAGCTGCATTTTTTAGTTCTAATTTTAATTTGTCTAACTTCAATCCCTGTTCTTCAAATTTTCTTATTTGATCCCCTAGACGTCTGGTACGGTGCATCATAGAGAACTTCTTATCCTCTAAGGCGACTTGCTGTTTCTTGATAAGAGTTGCTTTACTTTCTATTCGTAGTGGATTATTTAAACTAGCCCTTAATTTATTTACACGTCTTTCTAGTGCTTCTAGTTGAACTCTAGCTGGCTTAGTATTTAATTTTATATTTACGCTGTAATTTGATGCTGCCACTTACACAAAAATTACTAGATAGAACAAGTTTAGCGTACTTTGCGTGTCTGGGCTTGTCTTTTTGCTTTTTCGTAGGCTTGTTCTTCCCGTTCAGATTTTATTTGAAAGTATGCGTTCCATGCGTACAGTTCTTGGATAGACATATTTTCTCTTACTTCTCGGTGTGTGTAGCCTAATTTTTCCGCAATAAAAAATTGTAAATATATAAAATTATCTTTTTCTAACTTAGCTTTTTACGGCATCGGGGCTTTCCTCCTCGCCCATACTTTGCATTTTAGTCATAATATCTAGCAATACTGCTAGTGGTATTTCTCTTCGTAAAGAAGGTAAATCTGCTGCTGTAAATAATTTTGCGCCTGATTCATCTTCAGCTTTTGTAACAATAACTTGTAGTGCGAAGTCAAGACTACCTTCTTCTTGACCTTTGTTCATAGCTAGTAGTGTAGTGTTTATTGTATCTCTATCAGCTATAGTTAGAGGCGACCAGAATATCTTTAGTATCAGTTCTTCTCCTTTTAAAATGGAGTAGCTACTACGTTCTTCTACACTAAAGGCTTTCTTTAGTTTGTCGATTGCTCTTACTGTTGGCATAAAAATATGTATCTATTCCTGTAGTATAGCTTATTAATCAAAACTTACATTCTTAGCCTTAAATGTTTCTGATAATCCTAGAGCTATAGCAGACTCATACTGTGCAGTTTGCATATAAACTTTGAACCAATCTGGATTCTTACTCGGTGGTGTTATTCGATTTTCAACATTTTTATCATGTTGCTCATAAGTTACACCATCAGGATCTCCAACAGGTGCAGTAGCTCCTGGGTTATTTACAGCAAAACCAGCATACTCAGCTTCGTTACCAATATAGAGCTCTTTGTTAAGGGGAACTCTTTTGGGTCGTTTTCTTTTCGGTAAAAATCTATTTGTTCGTATTTGATTTATGATACTGCCACCTTCTTCAGAACCCTCTTCATCTGTTATCCAGCCTAAAGGAACATCATAGGCTTGTCTTTCTTTTGACCTAGCAGTGCTTTTCTTAATAGG